GGATGACGTACCGCTACGGCATTATGCCCCTAGCGTATTCTGTACGCGATATCATCAAAACGGTGAATCGCGGGATGGGTACGTATACCAAGAAGAGTGCAGTGATTACTCCGCATGACACAGGTGTATCTCTTCCTTCTGATTCGACAGACTATTGTCTGAAGATGACTGAAGGTGAGATTACTGTTCGTGCGAATATCTTTGCATACTACTCTTGGAAAGAGGCATCGATAGTTGCAGGCACGGGCTTTAACCCGTTTGTTACTGCTTGGGAGTTAATCCCTTACTCTTTTGTAGTCGACTGGTTCGTAAACGTGGGCGATTCAATTGCCCGTGCTACGACCATGTCACTCAGTGAGAGTACGCAGGCCTGTATTTCCCGGCGCGATAAATATTCAAAGAATACTTATGCACATAGTAAGGGGAACGTTACTACAACGACTCTTTATAACGTGTTGAGTAATCCTTGGATAGGATCATCTCCGCCCTCTTCGGGCACGAGGACCACAACTAGTCCGGTTGGCAACTACATCCTTAAAGAGGAGGTAGTTGATTCCTATAGTCGGTGGTTATTTTCTCCGAACGCCGCACGACTGTCTCTCAATCCCAGCCTTAATTGGCGTAGGGGTATTGACTCGGTCGTGTTATCTATTAACATATTGGGTACCTTAAATAAGTACCTTCGAGGTCATTAGACAATGGCTAATGTCACTTTGTCAGTGAAATCGCAGGATTCTACTGGCGTAACTTACGCCGATCCTGCACTGCCGAGCAACACTGTTCGGTTCCGATATAGCGGTGCCAATAAAACGCTAAATGGCATCGTTGTCCCCAATAATCTGGAAGAGATCATTTGTAATGATCTCAACTCCGTGACTATTGGTGATGTTTCTGCCCAAGACGCTCTAAGCGTGAGGATCCGGGTTTCCGGAAGTCTCAGCTCGAAAGCTCGTCTTCGTGTCCTTTTGACATCTCTTGCTGCCCAATTGGGTCAGTGGGAGACCGAAAACGTGATGCAAGGGTTTCGTCCCGCAACGGCGCCGGTGATAACCACGCCTTAACCAAAGGCTGTTTATCATGGCGTTTATACGGAGGAGATCATGCATCTCTCAGGTTCCATCAGGACTGTCAATCTCCGAATACGTGATTTCGTTAGTAGTAATACTAGCGAGTCTCGTACTGCTAGCTTGGTTATTAACAAGATGGCAGCTAAATTCGAGGAGCCACGAAGTGATGCCGACTCCAGTCGTCGAAATGACGCTTGGGATCGGTGGATCGCATTCGATGAATCCCTTGCACCTGAGGGGCTATTAGGCCCTGGATGGGCTAAGGCGCGACTTCTTATTCATGAGTACCTGCGCGATTTTCGCGTTGGTGATCTCACGTTTACCAACGGTAGTTCTTTTGAACCGTTGGGGTCCAGGACTTCAATAGCTTGTAAGCTAACGAGTTCTTGGACTATTACCGCTGACTGCTTTGACCTTTTTGCCAAATATTCTTTCTGGCATAGGGCGTTGAAGCATGCGGTGAAGAAGCGCTTTAAATGCTACTGCACTGAACGACAATGGGACGTTCGAGCCGTAAACCGTATGTTGTGGAAGAGGTACAAAACTAAAGACGTACCTGCGTTCCAAATCTACGCGTTCAAGCTCTTTTGCGTCGTTACCTTCGTTCATGGCAACAGATACTCTACGGTTCCTAAGAATAATCTTAAGGACCGTTCGATATGTCTGGAGCCTTTGTGTAATATGCTTGTCCAGAGAGCTGTAGGACTTGGCATTCGACGTTGTCTTAAACGACACGTCGGAATCGATCTCGACCACCTGGCAGATGTGCACAGGAGTCGTATCAGCGATCCAAAAGTTGCTACAATCGATTTATCTGATTGCAGTGATGCGATCAGTCTCAAACTCGTCAGATATCTATTCCCTAGTAGAGTATTAGGTTTAATACTCGCTAGTAGGTCAGACATGACCTTGGGACCGGATGACAACTTTTATGTTGTCAATAAGGTTTCTAGTATGGGGAACGGATTTACTTTCGACTTGATGTCACTGATCTTAACAGCTTTGACCAGAGTATACGACGCTACGTCTACCGTCTTTGGTGACGACATTATCTGTCAGAACCAAGTGGCACCGGACGTAATCGCCGATCTGATAAGGGCGGGTTTCGTAGTCAACCAAAAGAAGACTAACGTTAACTCAACCTACCGCGAATCTTGCGGGGCAAACTATATTGACGAAGTGGGATATGTTACCACCTTTGATTTTAGGTGGATTAAAACACCTCACGACCTCGTCGTGGCTTGTAACAAAGTCGCGATCTTGGCAGCCAATTATGGGGAGCCTTTCGAAACTTTGCGATCAGAAATCTGGTCGTATGTCCCCAGTACTTTGCTTGGGGCGGCGGTGCCTAGGCACGCCGTGCATACGGGCAGGCCTCCAATCTATGAGCTCGATACTTATGTACGACATGGTCCACTTGTACAGTGTGATCCCAGTCCGCATAAGTTGAGGTCATTGCGTGCTTTTGGAAAAGCTCTGCAAAAGGGCGGGCGGTTTTCTGTCGCTCTGTCCTTCGCATCTTCACTGAGCACGGCGAGTAGCTCGCTGAAATCTGATGACTGGGATTTGTACTTTCAGTACATTCACAGTTGTCGGAAATCTCGACGGGTTCCTCGTTTGGTTAGTAAATCTACCCTAGTAGCAAGAGTTAACGAAGAACAAATCGGCTTCGTTTATGCTCTGCTTCCCGTAAGGGATAAGGTAGTGGGATCGAGTGATTCTGCTTGCGCCGTTCAGGCGCCGGCAGTCTAACTGATGGCCCGTTAATTTGGGCGTACCAGTTCTATAGCACTCTAACACGGG